GCCTGTTCATATCACGAGGCCACGCCCGCGTCCCGGCGGTGTATTCAATGGCCACGCCCGGTATCACGCCGCCTAAGTCCATAAAAAGCTGTGCCTCTTTTTTGATCGTTTCAAAAAGTTTTTCCGCCGGTTTTGCCAGGCGCAGGGCCTCCGCCAGTTTTTCCGGCTCGCGGGTAATGCCGTCAATCGCGCCAGGCCGGGTCCATTTTGCGATTTCAGCGCGGATTTTGGCGCACGTTGATAGGCGCTGACAGTAGGCGCAGTGATTCCCGGTTTGGAATTGCTTTTTAGCGGTACGCGCAATGAGGTCTTTCGCCGCGCCCGGCAGATAATCGTCGTCAATGCCGCCCCCGGTATAAGATACAGAATTAAAACGGGCATTGATGATGATCCCTTTCCAGCGTTTGATTTTTTCGTTCCGTGCCGCTTCCATATGGGCGTACAGTTTTAGTTGACTGTTCCCCTCAGCCTCCACCTCGCGCCAACCCATTTTATGGTCGATGACCGTGACCGTATCATCCGCCGTGGCGATACAGTCCGCCGTGCCGGAAAAGGTGACGTTTCTGATTTTGACCGACAGGCCGCTTTCGACGGCGAAATTTGCGTTTCCGTTTAATTCCGCTTTTGTCGTCTCTACGGCAAACCGCACCAGGGCCACGGTGTCGGGATCGTCCTTTACGTCGTCAATAGACAGACGGCCCCGCAGAACGTCCGCGATAATACCGTGTAACCGCGTTCCCTCCTGTGCGTATTCGTCACGCTCAAGCACGAGCGATGACTTGACCGCCTGCAATGACAGCGCGCATTTTTCCCACACCATCCACGCCGACGGTGATACTGATAATGGAAGTGTTTTACTGTTTGATTTTACGGCCTTTTTTGGTTCCTTCATTTGTATTGTCCCCCGTTTTTATGTTTTGTTCAATGCTATATCCTCTAAAAATGTAAAAATTATCACGCCACCGATGCTTTTTGTCCCACAGCGGGTTATTTTGAATGGTTATCCGCGTCGAGCCCGCTCTGAGCAGACGCGCCACAATTTGTCCCCACCGTGAATTTTTATGACATTCCAGCATATTCTCAATATTTAATTCGACTTCTTTGACCCATCCGCCTTTGAGCACGTTACTTCGGCGCGTACCCGCCAGAACGCGTTCAATTTCTTTAAATTGCGTTTTCCGTTTTTTCATTTTATTCCGTTTTCTTTTTTCGAGTTGTAAACCTTGTCTGCCTCATCGGTAAGCCTACCGGCGGCAGATAGGCGACGAAGCGAGCTGCGTACGCAAAAAGGCGTCTGTGGAGGTATGCAACGCTCGCCAAGCTCCCGCAACGTCGGATAATAGCCGAGTTCCGTTCGCATCTCTTCCAGTTTTTTTTCAATAAAAGTATCAAACACCAGTACCTGGCCTTTTCCCATTTTAAATCGCATTGTGTTTTACTCCTATTCTTTTTCCTCGGAATGTTCGACAAAGTACCAAATTTTCCTTTGTGTTATTCAAAGGGTCGCCGTCTTTGTGAAAAACATCATGCCGCAAAGGAATGTTCTTTTCTTGAAAAATAATCCTTTGAAGTGTTATTGTTCCCGCCATCACGGCAGCCGGTTTACCATTTTTTATATAGACGTGCCATCCCATATCTTTTATAAGCGGCCAGTCTTCTTCGTCAATAACGACTTTTACATCTTTTACGGGGTGCCAACGGAACGCGCCCGCGTCAGTGCGCGCTTGACGCGTTTTTGGCATTAGTGTAGGTACATAAAAAAATAAACTTTTCTTTTTCATGGCCAGAACCTATCTCAAAGCATCGAATTTTGTCAAGACAAAAAAATCAAAATATAAAAAATTTACAAAATAAGTGTCCGGGCACTGTGTAAAAAGCCCTGATTTTCATAAACTTTATAAAAAGAAAATTTACACGCCATGTTTTAGAATTTTACAAATATCTGAAATGGGCCAAAAAAGGGGGGCGTCCGCGCACTTGAAAAAGTGCCGGGAGGACGCCCTAACCCCTGGTCATACCAGAGCTTATAAGCGTCCGTCCTCTCTTCGTAAAAAAAAGTATTCCTATAAAAAATATTACTACAACACGCAGTGCATGTTGCAGATCGTATATTCTTTACGAGAACGACGGGGAAGCATCCAGGACGGACGGACGCTTAACCGTATAAAAACGCGAAAAATGGGCCTCCCGCGTCCCCGCCCTGGAACGCCATAAAAAATCCTTGACAAAATGACATAACCGTGACATAAACGCAGCATGAAACCAATAAAACTGTCAATTTCAGTCATGGCGCACCCCTCACGCGCCATGCTCTTATGGGCGGCATGGAAACGATAATAGAATCAAATATGCGTTTTGGACGGTGGAAAACGGTAGACACTTTCATAAAGAACAGACAGCGGTACTGGAATTGTGTGTGCGATTGCGGAACCGCAAAAGCCGTAGCACAACGATCTTTAGAAAGTGGAAAATCGAAAAGTTGTGGGTGTTTAGCCCGTGAACGCGGTGTGTTAGCACCTCAGACGCGTTTTGGTCGACTTGTGGTGTTGGAATCATTTATACAGGACGGAAAAAGGTATTGGAATTGTGTGTGCGACTGTGGTGGACAGCGCACAGTTTTACAAGCCTCGCTAAAAGGGGGAGGTGTGAAAAGTTGCGGTTGCACAAGAAAAGAACGGGCGACAGCAATGTGTAAAGCACGCGCCTTGCCTAACGGCGATGCGGCACGAAATGACGTGATTTATAAATATAAATTGCGGGCGCGGAAAGAAAGCATTGATTGGGAATTGACCACTGAACAGTGCGAAGCGCTTTTTAAGGGAAATTGTGCGTATTGTGGTGCCGAGCCGACTAAAGTAAGAAAGCTCAATTATAGCAGTAGTTATGTTTATAACGGTATTGATCGGATTGACAACGCTGAAGGATACACAGAGAAAAATTCTGTTAGTTGTTGCACCCGATGCAATTATATGAAAAGTGATATGACTGTAAAGGAATTTTATTGTCATATAGAGAATATATGGAGAAAAAGGCATGGAGACCGTTAGTCTGTCCGTTGTTGTCATGGCGCATCCTTCGCGTGAGCGGCATTTTTCTTTTTTGCGCGAAAAGTTAGGCGAAGATACCCCGTTTTCGATCGATATGAATAATAATCTTTTAGAAAACGCGAAGGCGGCGTGGCGGATGCACGACATGACGAAAGATTTTGCGGTGACGGTCCAGGACGACGCCGTGCCGGTTGACAATTTCCGCGAGCGGGCAGCGGCGTTTATCACGGAGCAAGAGGAGCGGCGCATACAAGCGGGACGCCCGGAGCAGGGGTATAATTTTTTCTTAAAACAGGACAATCATTTAACGCCCCTGTGGCCCAAAGATGGGGCGTACCACGATAACGTGACGCGGGCGGTTAGAGTAGATCAACACACTCTTGACGGTCATTTTATTAAGACTTGGCCGTCCATTAAAGAAGCAGCGCAAATGACAGGCGTTTGTTATGGCACAATTAGAGCTAATATGAATGGTCAAAGACGCACTGGTAAAGGCTTTATTTGGAAGCGTACGGAGAAAAGCTATGTCTAACAAAGCCACGCTAAAGCGCGGCGGCATAACCGCCGAAAAAGCAGCGATTCTCGGAAAAAAAGGGGGAATCGCGTCTGGAAAAGCTAAACGAGAAAAGAAGCTTATGTCCGCAATTCTCGCGGATTATCTTGCGCGACAGAAAGGATATGATTCGTTCGACAAGTATATAGATAGAGTTCTGAAACGCGGCGACAGTTCCACAGTATCAATGATAAAGACTTTTGCTGACGTGATTGAAGGCAGTAAAATAAAAACCGAAACCGTCCTTACCATAAACACCGACGATGAAAAAGTCCAACAGGTATTAAAAGAATTTGGCATTAATAAACCAGAACCAAAAGATTGACCACATCGCCCTGCTGCGGGCGTGGCTTACCGAACCGCACAAGCTCGGACACCTGCTCGGTTATGAAAAACTCGCGCCGCTGCATGGTGAGTGGATTAAAATATTTTTACAGTACGCGAAATTCGGCGTTCTCCAGGCCCACCGGGGAAGTTATAAAACAACGTGCGGCATAGTTGCCATGACCCTTCTTTTCCTGTGTAACCCGGCCATGCGACTACTTATTGTGCGAAAAACGAAAGAGCTTTCAAGCGACGTTCTGAAAACCATACAAAAGCATTTTGAAACAAACGACGTTTTGCGGCTCTACATGTTTTCCCGCTGGAATATCGTTGACGCGAAAACGGCGGTATGGTCAAGCGAGCGCACGACTTTTTCTTTTAAAAAGACCGTAACGCCCGAACCGTCGATGACCGCAGCAGGCGTCGGAACGTCTATTGTCGGGGCGCACTTTGATTATATTTGGCCGGATGACATAGTTACTATTGAGGACCGTTACAGCCCGGCGGCCCGTGAATGGGCGAAGGCGTATTTTAGAGAACTGGACAACCTTATTGACCCGCTCGGTCAGACGCGCCTGTCCGGTACGCCCTGGCATGAAGAGGATGTATTTTCCACCATAGAGGAAACGCATTTCGAGGGGCGGCGATTTCCAGTCGGTACGGTCCCTATGCCCGCGGACGAACTCGCGGAGATCATGGCGCGGAAAGACCGGCTGCCGTATGCCGAATGGTGTTGTAACTACGAGCTGCGGCACGTCCAGGACAACGACACGATTGGCGCATTTAAAACGGCGGACGTGTGGGATTGCCAGTATTGCGTTGCGTTCATTGACCCGTCGTTTTCTGATAAGACTGATACGGATGCGACGACTGCCGCCGTGGTGGGAGTGAACAAGCGTGGTATGTTATTGTTCACGGGTATCAAACTTCCAAAGTCAATAGCGGACATACCGACGCGACGCGCCATATTGGATTTTTTCGCGCGCTTCACTCCGATTGAGGCTACCATTGAGTCACAGATTTCGGATTCGTCCATATTTTTTATTAACGCTTTCCGGGAGCTTGAAGGGCCGTACCCGGTGAAGAATCTCTGGTTATACCAACGGGCCGACCGGAATAAACACGAACGGATAGCGGCAACGGTTATCGCTAACAAGCCGGAGTTGTACATCCTGGACGGGACGCAACAGGAGTTTTCTCTTGGGGTGTCCCGGTATTACAAGGGCGCGCCACATGATGACTGCCCGGACGTTTTGGCCGGTGCCATTAATCGACTGGCCACGTCCCCGATCGTTGCTGAATACGCGGCGGCGATTAAGATTTTAAAGAGGTAATGACATGATTTTTGAAATAGAAAGTAAAACGTATGGCAAATGTGAAGTGATAGTAGACGACGAAGATGAACAATTGATGCAGTCGTTGCGGTGGTGCGTATCTAAAAAAAATGAAAAGTTTTATGTTGTAAATCGGAAAAGTGGAAAATATTTGCACGACTTTTTAATAAAGAAAGAGAAAGGGCAGCGAATTGATCACATTGACGGCAATCCGTTAAATAATAAAAAATCTAATTTGCGAGCGTGTTCTCATAAAGAAAATATTTGCAATGCAGGAAAAAAGAAAAACAATACGACGGGATATAAAGGTGTATATTTGCATAAGCCGTCCGGGCGCTGGTTTGCACAATTAAAACATAATTATAAAACAAAAAAGTTGGGGTATTATGAAACTAAAGAAGACGCGGCGCGGGCGTACAACCGGGGCGCTTTAAAGTACTACGGCGTGTTTGCGTTTCTAAACGAGGTGACGCCGTGTTTGTAAAATTCGGTGCGCTGCCGGGAACGTATGATAATGGTATGACGTATGCTGAAATTTTAGCCATAAACCACTATGGTTCAGAAACAATTCCGCCGCGCCCGGTGTTGCGCGTTGCCGCTGAAAATATTTTGAACTCGCCGGAGATGAAAAAACACATGCAGGCGTATTTTAAAAATGTGATGGTGTACGCGGCGCGGGGGCGTGTGAACGATTTACAAGAGATTGAAAAGAAAATGCTTACGTCCCTGGGTCAACAGATCGCCGCCGAAGCGAAAAGGATTATTGAACGCAACAGCGGCGAGCTTCAGCACAATGCGCCGTCCACCGTTTTGAAGAAAGGCGAAGGAAAACCGCCCTTATACGACACGGGCAAACTGATAAAGAAATTATCCTACGAGGTAACAGAATGATAAAACAACAACGACCGGCGCGCTACTCGCGCCCGATTGAAGAACTTGCAATGATGACAAGCGCTCTTGAAAAATTGAGCTTGCTTCCGCGCGATGAGGTTTTACTGAATGACCGAATGGTGACGGAAATCAAGAATACTTTGAGCGCGTCAAATATCGATGCGCTCATCACCAATATCGTGAATGAGTACAACGAAGCGCGGAACGTGCGCGACATACCAGCAGCGAGCGAAAACGCCTTACTCTACGCCTACGCCCAGCGCGAGCATAAGCGATTGAAGAGCGCGAAGGGAAAAGAATATGTAACCGAGATTGTTAATGCCGACCACCTTGATACTTTAAAAAGATTCGACGCGTTGCCAGCAAAGGCGACGCGCAGGGCCGAGGAAAATCTGGCGGCGGCGTTCAATTCCGTGTATTCAAACGGCGCGGTGAAAATCAACACGCCGTCCGACCCGTCAATACTCATGTCATACATCGACTATTCTCCGTACCGGGTGAATTACACGGAATATCTGTCAGTGCCGACGCTTTCTGAAATGGTTGACCGACCTATTGCGATGGCGATGAAAAATCCGTTTGAAGTTAAAACGAAAAACGAGAAATTTAAAGCGGTGCTGGAAAAGAAATTTAAAAAGGTAAAATTGCAGGCGGTTTTAAAGGATATGCTGTTTAACAGCACGTTGTCGCCGCGCGGATCTTTACTCGTGCCGATCAAGCGCGGCGACACGGTGACGTTTAACGTGTTCAATGACACGCAGTTTGCTTATGGCATGGGGTCAAGTTATGGCGGACTGACCGCGCCGTACAATCAGACGCGCGTGGGCGATTTGTATTGTTTCGGCGCGAAATTGAAACACGGCGTCAGCGCGTTTTTTCTCTGTCCGGGCTTTGAGCCGCTGTTCGGCGTCGGCTTGAACCGCGTCCCGCAGCTTCGCGCCGCTGCTGAAGCGTGGAATTTGTACGTACACATTTTGAAAATTCTGCTGGTACGCGCCCAGGTGGTCATTGAAAAAATGGAAGGGGACGTGCAAACCGACACGATGCTTTCCGCGATGCGGGCGCAGCTTCAAAGGCTGTCTGAATCTATGGGCGTATCAACGCCTATCGCGCAGGCCCGTGGAACGCAAATGGACATCCTGAATAACAACATAAGCGAGGGTACGTCAAGTGTTGCCGGGGTGTTCCGCGATTATGTCGCGTCTGTTACCGGGCTTTCGCCGGAGTATTTTTTCGGCGGCGGGAATACGAACTATAGCCAGGCCGCCTTTCAGATCGCGGCGACGAACGAACACGTCCGGAGCCGTTTTCAAATTGGTATGATCGAACCAATGGCCCGCTTTGTTGTGAATACGTTTATACGAAATGACGCTGAGGTTTCGGCGTGTGGCGTGAGTGAAGACGATTTTGAAATTGAATTTGAAAGCATTTACGATGAGACAGAGCAGGAAAAAGCCGACCTTTCGGCGAAGCGGACGGAAACGCTTATCCGCCAGAGAGAATACCCCGAACTTGAAAGCGCGTTCAAGCAGTTAAAACTATTGGATGAAGATATCACGTTCGCAGGGATGGAAGCGTCAACGCCGGGCGAGAATGACGACGCGATCGGCGACGATGAAAATAATCAGCCGACAAAACTTACTAAACCGCTCGTATGATTGACATTTTTGAAAAATTTGCCCCACGTTGGCGGCGGGCGGTCCGCGACTACGCCCGCGCTGTGTGGAATGACGAAGATGACGACGATGCGCGGGATGAATTCAATTCCCGCGCTCGTTTGTTTTCCAAACGCTACCGGCACGCCCTGGAAGCGCACTACGCGGCGAAGGGGATGCGGGTGTATCGTGGAACCCTGGATGGCAAGGTGAAAGAATGGCTGACCGTTCAATATGCGTTGCGCGACACGATGAAAGAAACGGTCAAGGACCGGCAAAACATTATTGTACAGCGGGAGATTGAACGGCTGCAAAAACAAAAAGACTACACGGCCCAGGAAGCGCTGAATAAAATTTATGACGCGCAGGCCGGGGAGAACGTTTATAAGGTTTTTTCGTTCGGCGAGCATTACAAGGACCGGGCGGAACAAATCGGCGACGAAAACGCCTACGCGCTCGGGACGACGCTTAATGAGGGAATCATTCAGGAGTTTTCAGACCGTTATATCTGGCAAACGCAGCGAGACAAGCGCGTTAGAAAGACGCACCGCAAATTGCGGGGCAAATGCTTTCTTTTTGACGATCCGCCAACGGAGGTTTTTAAAAACGGCACCACGCACACGGGCAATCCGGGTACGGCGTGGGGCTGCCGGTGTTGGGCCGAGATACCGACGAAGCCGGTTAAACCGCTACGACACTACGAGGTTCACGAATGAGATCACTACCACGCTTTTTCTCACCCGCCGGAAAAACGATGCCGGTTGAGGAAACCAGCGCTGACCGACTGGTAAAAATGGCGCGGGCGATACTCCCGCGTATTCCAGACACGATGGACATTTGGGGCAAGGCCGTGCGAGCGGGCGGCAATCGCGCACGTCACATGGGGCCGCGTTATTGCGATTGCGGAAACCGGTTGTACGGTATGCCGAAAATCCGCCAGGGCCGCGCCGTATGCGATGACTGTGCCCTAATTATTCCACGGTCTCCGGGTGGGCGGAAAAAGCCAAAAAAGGATTGACTTTTTAATAAATATGTGATTGGTGTCAAATAATGATAAAAAAACTACTATCTCGCTTTATTCCCGTTGCTCGTGCTCGCAATAACGCGGGCGAACGTATCGAGTCAATGCGCTTTTCCGTGCCTGCCCTGCGTGTGGGAGTGCTTGAATACGGGCCGGGGCAGCTTCAGACCGGTAACGCCGCCCTGGACGGTAAGCCGGTAAAACTCTACTACCCGCCCGAAGCGGTATCGGATGAAAAATTTTTGAAATCTCTTGAAACCGCTCCGGTCGTCGTCGGTGGGCACGATTCGACGACGAACGAACAAAATAAAAAAATCGACGGATGGGCGCACAATGTTTTTTTTGACGGCGCGGCAAAAGCGGCAATGATTGCGGGCGTGGTCAAGGGTGCAAAAGAGGTTGCGTATATTAAAGGGAACCTTGGGTCCGCCGGATTTGGTGCGTCGGCGTTCGTCGATATTTACAATTTGAAAGTTGAAAACGGCGTCACACCTGACGGCCAGGAATACAACGCGATTGC